TAAATACATCTATATTGTCTCGTTTTCTAAAGAGTTCTAAAATAGCATCTGCAATTTTTGTATCATATTCTTTAGGAAAAATTTTATATAAATTAAAACTTACAAATTCAACCCATTCATCCATAAAATGAGATAAGCGATCATCTAAATTAGAAGATTCTATAGTATATGAATGTGTATCATCTTTTAAAAGTTCATCAGTTGATACTTTACTAACCTTACTTTTATATGTCTTATCATTATATAAGATACACCAACGTTTTACAATCGTACCAAAATAAGAATATGCTTTAGCTCCATTTAATGAATTAAAAAGATGAATTTTAGAAAGCAAAAACACGATTATTTCGTGTTGTAAATGCTCTAAGTTTTCTACCTCAGTATGATAAAATTTAAATGTATGAATTATATTCTGGGTTAATTTAAAGAATGCATAATGAATTTTTTCTTCATATATTTTACTTCTTAAGACAGGATCAATCGTGTTGTTGTATAACACGATCGCATCCTCAGTTTCTTGAGTAAAATAATTTTTACTTGCAGGTTTTTTAGCCACTTTAGCTGAGTTTTCTAAGATTAAATTCATTTAGGATTTCTTGGATTTTTAAGATTGATTGAAATATAACCCCAACCTCATCATCTTTTTCAAATACCCCTCCACGATCTAATTCTTTCAATTTCTTGTCAGAAATCTCAATCGTGCGAGATAAACGATCTAAATAAATCAGATACCCGGATACTATATCTTCTTGTTTTTCATTTTTTCTAAGAAGATTAAAAGTTGTGAATCCTAGAATCACGACTAAAATTGCTAATATACAGCAAATAATTGTTAAAGCTATCATAAGTTATCTAACATGTTTTTTAAACCATCACTTTTGAATGAACCTAAAGCTTTAGTTTTGGTTGATGTCTTTTTAGACATGTTTGGTTTATTCCCCAATGTATAATTCCCTTTTCCGGCATCCACGGGTTTTTTACCTTCTTTTAATTTAGGCAACCATTCACGTTCAAATTCAATACGTGCTGCCATTAAATCCGCTTGATGTAAGATAAAAGGCAATGATGTTCTAGGTTTTTGTTCTGGCATATAAGTCATTAAATATTTTTTATTTGCCTCATCATATAAACCATCATGTGTTTGAATAGCAACCATCTCATTAAATGTGTACTGAATACCATGTGATTGAAGAAGAAATAATCCCCTATCGGGAACTGAAGCAAATGGAACTTTAGTATTGAACATATAATCCTCTCCTAATTTTTCACGTCTCCAATTATCTGTCTGGGGTATATAAGAATCTTGCTCTTCATCACCCATTTTACCTAAATCATGATTTAGAGCTGAAAATATTAATTCTTCAGTTGTAAAAGTAGACATGTCACATCCTTCTTCTTCCCATAATGTAGCTTGCTTAATAGCACATCGAACAACGCGTAAAACATGTTCTACATATCCTCCGGGGAATGCATTATGGTATTCCTTTTTATGCGCAGCAGGCATTAACATTAAACGTTCAGCATATTGCTCATAAAATTTTAATAATTTTTCTTTACGTGGGGATGAAATATTAGTTTCAATAACATGCATTAATTCATTCCAATTGTCTTGGATTTGTTCGGCGGTAAGATTCATAACTTTTATTTATTTAATTAATTTTCACGTTCTATAATTGCTTGAGCATCATCTATTAACTCATTTAATTCTTTTAAAATTTCACGAGAAGTTTCTACATTTCGTTCGTTTAAAGCGTGTCTTAAACGTGTTAATTTTCCATTAATAGATTCCAAGCGTCTCAATACTAATTCTTTATTTTTCATTTTATTTTATTTACTTATTTTTTACTAAATAACCATTTATATTCTAATAATTTCACAATCAAAATATGATTCAAGGTAATAACTTTTTCTTAGATAGACACGGATTCCTTTTCCTCTAACATGTTTTTTTCCACCAATACTAGAATTTTTTGTAAATGGGCACACTTTTCATATTCTTCTGTACTTTCAAAGTAATGTATAGAAAGCTTAAGTGCAACTAAAAATTCATCATTTGAATATTTTTTTAAAGCCTCTTTCCAAAATTTACTTCTAAACTTAAACCCCTCAACCCAAAAATAAGCCCTAGTAAACATCATAAACTCTCCAGCACCATCAATCCCCTCAGTATCTAAAGAAGGATCAGCTTTTGAAAAAAAGTTTAGGATTTGTTTTTTAAAAACTTGACCATTCATGATCAATTTATGAAACATACCCAATTTAAAATAAGGGGTTTCTTTATAAGCCTCTAACTCTTCTTTTATTTTTTTATTATCCTTTGAACCACCTTCATCATCAGGAAACCCAAAAAGTGCAAATACCCCACCCCAATTCATCGTTCTATATGTATATATTGTTTTAAAATTAATCCCACGTTTAAAATCATTGATCTTACATATAAATATTTAATCAAACTGTTTTCCTATTTCTTTAATAACTTGTTTTGCTTCATCCAAAGAAACATAAAAGAACTCCCTTTCACCTCTAACACGTTTTTGCTTTAACTTTTTATGTACTTCCTTTTCGATACGCTCCCCATTAAAACAACCATACGAATATACAACATCAAATGGAATAGGAACACCCGTTGATTTACTCAATTGCACAGCGCGCTCTTCAGGATCATTTTTTGTATAACCTATTTTTAACATTTCAGGCATTGAAGGATTAGCTAATACATAAACATATTGATCACCTTTTCCCCCATCAATACTTTGTCTTAAACGTCCGGTATAATACTCAACAGTATCCCAACCATCACTTTCATTTCTTATTGAAAAATATTTGGGGGGAGGAGCTAAAGGTGTTCTACAATATGGAACGTAATTTTTAGCTTCTTTAAGAGATAACTTTTCCATAATTAAAAACGAGCTTGAGCGTTTGAACCTTTATACCATGGGAGTCCTTCTCTATTCCTTAAAGCCTCTTTCCATTGGTCTTCAGTCATTTTAATCCCATTAAGATAATATTCTCGTTTGCGTTTAATCCCTTCAGGAATCAAAGCTGGACCTTCCCAGTTATGGAGTTTCCCATCAAACGTATACATGATAGTTCCGTCTGCAGTTTTAATTTTTTTACTCGGTTGATACTTTTCGTTTTCTTTCATAACTTTGATTATTTATTGATTAATTAAAAATAGCTTCACTTACGATATCTCCAACTAAACACCCTGCTACAAAAGTGAATCCGAATAATCCAGTGAAACTGAATGCTATGATCAATCCAACGATTGCTAAAATTTTGATTTCTTTGTTTTTTACTTGACTTAACATAACCTTTATTTTTATTTATTTATACTGTAAGTATACGAATAAAAAATTGATTTGCCAAGGATTTATTTAAAGAAAATTACAGGTGCACTTCCGGCTCCTAAACTAGCAGATGTAAAAGATAAGTAAATAAAAGCTCCGGCAGGCAATGTAAATGAAGTACCTGTTGCTTCAATAATTGAGTTATCACTGTTTCGACCGTTATCGTATTTGAATCCTGTAATAAGAGATCCTGTTGGGGTATTAACTGATCCGGTTCCTAAACTTTGGATTCCGGCAAAAGATCCTGTGATTGAACCTCCTGCTGTTACTACTACACCACCAAAATTTACTGGTATGTTTGCCATTTTATTTTAATTTTTATTTATAAATATATTAAATAAACTAATGATTCCACAAGCAATAATTGCAATATAACCTATTACGAAATGAACTGGGATCATTAATATGTTTTTCATGATTATAAATATTGCTAGTTGAGTAATTTTTTAATTTTTTTAAGATCGTCTAGAATATTGGTTAAAATGCCTTTTTTAAATGCGTTATAGTCTTCTTGGTCTTTTCTAGGCCAAGCTACTAAACAACAATCCCTTTCATCTTTTGGATAAAAGTAAAATCCTTTTCTTACCTTCTTTTTTATTTTTCTTGGTAGTCTGAATCGTGTCATGTTTTATAATATACATATATATTTTGTCGACGCCAAAGATTTTTGTAAGAGGAGAGATTTGATTTTTACTGTTTTTTACATAAATGGCCGATTTGGAAATTTGAGTTTCATTTTGGGGGAAATGTAAGTTTAATATATAAAGATATATTGGGTCGATGGTGTAAAAGGTTAAAAAGTAGGCTTTTACTCTAAGTCCACGTTCCTCGCCATACCGCCATATATTGACCCCGGCGCGCGTGGTACCCAGTACATAATACTATACGCATACCATATATATACCGCCGTACCGGTACAGGCCTACCAGCCTTGTACCTT